TCACCTCACGCGGCCAGTTTGCTGTTATATCCTACGCCAGCCGCTTGGCTTTAATCTCCTGCTGCGGCCACTTTGCTGGTCTCTCCTGCTGCGGCCAGTTTGCTGGAATCTCCTGATGCGGCCAGTTTGCTGGAATCTCCTGATGCGGCCAGTTGGCTGGAATCTCCTGATGCGGCCAGTTGGCTGGAATATCCTGATGCGGCCAGTTGGCTGGAATCTCCTGATGCGGCCAGTTTGCTGGAATATCCTGACGCGGCCAGTTTGCTGGAATCTCCTGATGCGGCCAGTTTGCTGGAATCTCCTGACGCGGCCAGTTTGCTGTATTCTCCTGATGCGGCCAGTTTGCTGGAATCTCCTGATGCGGCCAGTTTGCTGGAATCTCCTGACGCGGCCAGTTTGCTGTATTTTCCTGATGCGGCCAGTTGGCTGGAATATCCGTTGTCTTCTATGCTCTTGACTTTATCTGTGTTCTTAAAAATCCACTCAACAGATGCTTTTATCAGCCCAGGCAACCCGATAGACGCTGATACTTTCAGCTTGTTCGTGACCGTTTTTTTGTTGTCTTTTTTACATTTCCCCGCAGACTCGACAGCCAAAAACTCGCTTTCGCACAGATTGTAAAAACCCAACACATCAAGCGGGTTTTCGCAAAAATGAAAGCCGCTATTGCACAGGCTGATTTCACCATCGTGAGTGTAAGTTTTGCCTATTTCGAACTGATATCCGCGACACTGAAGGTTTTTGTCCGTGGCTTTGTAACCTTTGATTGTTTCCACTGTGTCTCCTTGATTACTGTCATAGTTTCTCATGGCATCACCCAATCCTCTCGGCCCAACTCGTAAAGAATGTGGCCGCACAAAGAAGGAAAATCCCGAAAATGATCGCTGTTTTTGCCGCTGTTTTTGCCGCGTGTATGAGGATTTCTTTCATTTTGATTTCCTCCGCTCTATGTGGGCGTGGTGCAGCGACATAATTGCTTTTTTAGTAGCGTTCGGAATTTCAAGAAATCTATCGATGTTATCTATTTCTTCATCGCGGGACAGAAGGTCGGATAGTTCTTCAATCAACCAATATGGCACTATCACTCCTGGAATTACTTTTTTGTCAAAGATGATTACCGGCTGTTCTTTCATGCACAGGTGGCCAGAACATTTATCTGTTGCGTTCCCGTCCCCGGTTTTCCAGTGCCCGGTGTTCCAGTTCCCGGTGTTCCCGTCCCCGGTGTTCCCGTCCCCGGTGTTCCCGTCCCCGGTGTTCCCGTCCCCGGTGTTCCCGTGCCCGGTGTTCCCGTCCCCGGTGAAAAATATTTCTTCAGTCAGGCGTATTTCCATGGCAACATGCTTTAAGTCTGCGCCTGGTCCTTCACCCAACACAACTCCTTTTGCTTCGACCCTGAAAATCCGCGTATCGTCTCTTGAATAAAAACACCACGGCCCCGAAGGAAACTCGCAGAAGTGAAACCCGCTTTCACACATGGCAATCTCACCATCGTGCTTGTACCATTTTCCAAGCTCAAACTGAAACCCCCTGCACTGCATGTTTTTATCTGTCGCTTTGTAGCCTTTGACTGTTTTTTCTTGTGTCATTTTCACTCTCCGTTGATTCGTCGCCCAGCTTCGCGGATCATCTTTTTGTCTCCGGTCGCCAGTGCTTTTTTCATGATCCGCGCTTTCTCGGATATTTCGAGAGATTTGCACGGGTTGATGTATGCCTCGATTTTCTCGTCTATGGCCTGGAGTTTATCCAAGACCATTTGCTCGAATGGGGTCATTGGTTAGCCCTTCTTCTCGTTTTTCTTGACTTTCGGGAAAGCCTTCTCCCACGCCTTTCGTCGCTCGCCGACCCTGGACTTATCCAGCCACACCATCGGGTCAGTTTTGGTGTATTTTGCGACGACTTTAGCCTTTTCTACGCCCAGGTTTCTTTCACCTGTCAAAACGTAGTGAATCATGGTTGGTTTAATCAGAGGTATCATAAGTTTAAAAAAGTTTAGATTTTTGACAAAAAATAACATCATTACATAATGTTATCTGCTTACGGTTCCTTTGCTGTTGAGGGGTTATACCACCAACTTTTATTCACTGTCAATAACTTTTTTTCACTCATTGTAAAATAGTGTAAATAATTGTTGCAAATCGTTCACACATGGTGAATAGTAAGGGCATGTAGTCAACCGATAAAATTAATTGTGGAGGTCACACATGAAAAAGAACGACTTCGGCAATGCTCTTGTTATGGCAAGAGAGTCACGGGGAATGAATGGAAACGATCTGGCGAAAGAGTTAGGCGTTTCGGCAACAGCAATACATAAATGGGAAAACGGCATTGCCTTCCCTGGGCCTGGCCGTTGGAAAGATATAGAAGATGCCGTCGGGATTAATCCGCAAAGATACAAGGGAACAAAGAAGCCCGACCAATCTTTAAGCAATGAGTGTGGTATATCCGTCCAAACAGGGCATAATTTCGAAGGTGATCGTAGTTTCACCGGGGACATATCTGTCGATAGGCGAAAGTCTGATGATAACGACCTGGCTGACCTTATCCGAGATTACGCACCAAAAGAAATGAAGGACAAAATAAGGATAACACTGGAAGAAATCGCAAAGCTAATGGGTGGAAAGAAGCTTTTTATCTAGCGGTGTTGTCGCGGCCCCGCCTATAATCAATAATTCATTCGGGGGTGGGGTTGATGCAAGACCTTCAAAATTCGTATGGGCAAGCGTTACAGGCAGGACATGACATTACCATCAAAGGATGGCATAGCCATGACAACACGTTTACCGTCGTCATGTTCGTTATCTGTTTCAATCTCCTTCTCGTCGTACTTTTCGTTGTTCTGTGCCTGGAAATCGGCACAGACGCAGATCGTCACAACCTGAGCATCACAGTTACATTCACAATTTTCCCGTGAGGTAAACTATGGCAGTCAGGCCACATCCGACAAAACATAAACGGTTCCCCGGTAAAACATGGTGGATAATTGACCTCGGTCATGGCACCAGCCGAACACGGTCGCCGTTCGAGGGATCGTTTGAAGCTGCGCTATCCTTCGAAAAGTCAATACGGCAACAGAACCCGGAAGAAGTAACGTCTGTATCGCCATATATCAAAGAATTAATAATCCCTTTCCTTCGCTGGTACGAGCACGAGGCCGCAGCAAAAACCATCCGTGATTACCGATTTACCATTGACCTCTACATAGTACCATTCTTCGGCAACCTTCGACCGATCCAGTTGTCAATCTCCGTATTCAGTGAATTCAAGGCCGCTCTCATGACTAAAGGATTAGCGCCGGCCACCATCAACAAGCACATCAATTATTTTTCCACACTGCTCAAATGGGCAGCAGATGAGGGACATTGCCAGCCGATATCGTTTAAGCTCCCCAGGTTCGCCAAGAAACGGACCGCGGCCGAACCGAAGCGCCCACTAACGCAACGGCAGCTTGACGCAATTTACAAGCATATCCGACCGCATTACCGGCTCCCGTTTCTACTTATGTCGGATCTCGGCTTGAGGTTGGAGGAAGCAATGGCGCTGAAGGTTGAAGACATCGACGAATCGCATAAGATTGTCAACGTGCTTGGCAAGGGGAATAAATACCGGAAGGTTCCGTTTTTGTCTGACAGATTCGAAGACGAGCTCTATAAAATCCTGGATATCAAAATGGAAGGACATTTGACCATCAGTGAGAAAACCGGGACAAGACATGTTACCATGTGGAAAGAATTAAAACGTGCCGTGAAGGAGGCAGGGCTGAACCGCCCCGGCATAAATCAACACCTGTTACGGCACACTTTCGCAACCCTGGCCGCTGAATCTGGAATGAACCCACACGCATTGCAGAGGATTCTCGGTCACGCATCGATTGAGACAACGAACAAGATTTACACCAATGTGGGAAGGGATTTTGTTGGTGATGAAGGGCGTAAATTGCGTGAAAATAGGCGGGTAAATAATGGTAATAAATTCAACGAGTAGCCATACTGTCAATTTGTGCCTCTGCAACCATTTGCCACAAAGGGTTTGCGGACGATACGATTACTCTGACTCCGCTTATCAAGGTTCGAGCCCTTGTCCCCCAGCCAACAGCAGCAAGGAAAGCCACAAAATGATTAAATAGACCAGTTGACAGGAATTGACATATCAACTGGCCATCCCCCATAAGCGAAATTCCCGCATAATCTCCCGCCATTTTCGCCGCCGCTCAATACGCCGGCAAAGCCTTTTATTTTCAGCGCAAACAGGCAATCCGGCAAGCGGTCTACGTGACCAGAATTCCGCACCGTCGCCGCGCTTGCTTTTCTGTATGTTCTGCTTTGTTTTGCTCATGCCCGTCCATCATGCGTCAAACTAAAATGTCCTGCGTCTCCGCTTTTAAAACGACCGCCCCACATGCAAAGCTTATTCTGCCTTTCCCACCACTCGCCCAGCTCCTGAAAATATTTCGTTTCGACAAGCAACCGTCCACCTTTGATAAAATTCAGATCACGTGCATATTTCCAGGGCTTTTGCGAGTAATTGCGCCTCAAGACGGAAGAATAATTCCTGTTTTTCTCCGAGCGTCATTTTTTCTCCGAGCGTCATTTTTCACCTGTGCGGCTTCTTTTATTCCTTTGTTATACTCGACCGCTGAATAAATCATAATCCCGGCGGCATCTCTTTCCTGTACTGGTTCCATACTCAACATCCTTTCTACTCGTTCAACTGGTGTCATTCTTTTCCCCGTATTAAGATTTCATCAATCCGCCTATGTATCGAGTCGAGCTTATCGTCAATTCGCGCCAAGGTGTTATTCTGGCATTTGTTCTGCATCGCTTCTACCGATTTCAGCCTATCGTCAATCCCCTTCATTTTGCTTGCAACTACCCACGTTGCTGTAACAATCCCGCCGACGAATGAGACGAAAAAGCCAGCTATTTTTATACCAAGTTCAAGAAGGAAAGAATCGTCGCCATTAGTTTGCATAGTCCTGTGTCGGGTAATTGAGCGTTGCCATTGCCAGCCGGTGAAGTTTCTCCTTAACGCCTGGGTTGTCGAAAGGGTCGAGGTATTGCTTTGTGGTGGAAAACTGTTTTTTGAATATCTTATGACCAACGGTGCAAACAGCAGCAAAATAAAAGAAGCATTTGGCCTCGGCTGCCAACTTCTGCCAGTAGGGGATACGAGGTAGAACGATAGCCCGAAGATTGCAATAAAGCCGGAGATTGCTTTTCATAAAATCGACGAAGGAGCCGTCTGCGATACACCAGGATATATCATGCTCAAAACAGCAACAGGCAACCCGCACACCGCATATGGTATCAGGGATAATTCTATCTCCTATGCCTTCCCCAGCACCGCAGAATGTAGGCCAATCCTCAAGCGGTAACCCATAGGGCCAGTAGTCATTAAGCGCGAGGAGTTCTGGCACTTCTATATTGCAGCCGGCGTATGGAATGATTGTTGTTTTAATCAATTGGCTTACCTCTCGATTTACGAATGTTTTGCCAGATCGTCATAATGTCGAACATAATAAAATATGCCCTGTCACAAACACCATCAAACCATTTCAACATATTTTCTCCTTATTTATCCCGCTGCACCGCCGCTATAACCTCAGCCCGTGACAGTGCAGGAGATAGCGGATAGTCTCGGTACTCGACGAGGTGGATTGATGTATAGGTCATTGTTCTCGTGGCATACGGAATGATGCGCCGCCTATGCGGAATGGGCCTCGCCATGGCTGCGTGGTTGGTGGTGTTCCTTCTGCCGATCCGTGACAGGAATCATCGTACCAGTACCAACCATCAGTCTCGCAGTTTTCAACGGTACAGGCTGGAGCGTACTGAGCACAGGTTAACGCTGCTGTGGTCATGTCGAAACCTGTGCGAATGTAGGAGTTTACTGCAGGTGCTGTCAGGCGAGTGTCCCAATTATCAAACCCCATAGACCTTATCAACAAATAAAAACTGGCTATAGTCGCTGTCTCTCCGATACTGTCGAGGTATGATTCTATCGACCGCGTGTCATCGGTAAACGTGGGTTGCGTAAATGCGGAGTTATCTCCAGTTTCCGAGATCCACTGTGCGTCTGTCCGGTTTATACCGTTATGGTAAAATCTAGTACCATCCGCAGCCGCATTATAATAGGTGTTGTCAGCAAGGTTTATAGTGCCGGATATATCGTATGCCGCATAAGCAATCTGATTGACATTACCGACAAGATCAAAGATATTTTCGCGAAACTCTATACTGCTGTCAGTGTTATATGGGTTGGAGGTGTCAACAGTAGGATTAATACCATACCCCGCTGGAATATCGTGGAAAACGTTACCTGAGAAAACTGCATCTTTAAGATAACCTCTCGGACGCAACAAATACCCTGGTTGGTCTGCCGCCTGATCCACAAAGAGATTGTCTGCGAACAATAGCCTGTTTATGCCAGCAGGATCGAAACCCCAAGCAAGGGATCTGTTTGTCGGCCTGGTTGTGCCGGTATGCGAAACGACATTCCCGGTGATAACAACATCCTCGTCGCCAGGCAATCCCCCATCAGTTACAGCCAATGCCCAATAGGACAAAGCAACCTCAGCGTCAACAATGAGGTTATCTGTCCAAGTAACATCGTGGCCATATCCTGGACCAGTAACGCCGTATGAAGCGTTTTTTATACCTATGGATGCTGGCCGTGAAGATATGGTATTTTTAACAGTCACGCCCTGCATTGACCCCATGTATATATTTTGGCTAAATGAGTTACCAATGTTCGAGCCATCCTGCACAAACCAACCGTTATGGTCAAATATACACTCATCGACAGTGACACCGGCGCTGCCCATTAAAAGACCTTGTGCTCTGCCGTCAGCAGTAACCGGAAAAGCATCAAGGAAACTGGTCCTACGTATGGTTATACCGTCCATCCTGGCTCCAGCGTCCCAATCACCAGCGAGTACGCTGACATGCCCGTTATTGTAAAAAAATCTAAACTTACACCCCTCAATCAATCTACCTGTCGAGACAGCACTGCCCGCTGAAAATAAATGAAGACCGGCTGAAGAGTTATCCCCCTCCGGTACAAAGGCAACGTTTTCTGGATCGCGCGTGTAGGCGTAAAAGTCTATCCCCTGTACAGCAACATATGATGCAGCGCCATGAACATCTATGCCCATTGATCTTGTTTCAACCCTGGGCATTGCACCGGTTCCATAAGTCCCAAATAAGGTCGGGTATGCAGCAGACAATCCAGCAGGCAAACGCCTGGTAACATATGGATCTCCGCCGCTGCCGGTATTTTCCCTGAGGACAATCCCTTTTTTCAGCAAAATCCAATCACCGTAACCAGTTCTCGCATCACCCAACGCCTCAGTAAATGTGCTATATGCTGCAATAGGCCCAATTGGGTCAAATGGATCGCTACCAACTGCGGCATGAGATGGAGCATAATAAACCGCTGCACCATCATCTCCACCTACAGGATCAACGTACATAATTCTGGCATCAGCGTGTGGCACAAATACAGACCACCCATTTGCATCACGCGTAACGTCTATTTCTTCTGCTGACACAGTGAGAGCGAATAACAGTATTAAAAGCAGGGCGGAATTCAGTTTTATTATAATTCCTCGCATATTAAAAACTCTCATTGGATTCTTTAATAGTTCTCACATCATAGGCAGATGCAGTGGAATACGTCCCATTAATGTTTATAAATGCAACGTCGGCTGTTGCTGTTCCGTTTGTTGATGACCCTTTTTGTACCCAGTTTACGCCATCATCAGACATAGATACTGTCAAGGTTGCATTACTGCCTGTGCCTGTTACAAACACCCATTTGAACCAGTATTCTTCTCCCACTACGACTTCAACATTAGCAGTCAATACACCTGTTCCACCTGCGGTTCCTATGGTGATCTTTCCACTCGTTTCGATAGTAAGTGTAGCCATTGCTATAGTTGAGTTTCTGATCTCTATCGGTGCGATTTTTGTTGTCAGATCTCGCACTTTAAGCAGGGCAACACCATATGATGTTGCGTAGTTGGTGACAGGAATAGAAACCTTTTTGCTGATACTATTCGCCGCAGAGTCAATAGATAGATACTGCCCTGATAGAGAAAAGGGGTTCGTCGTCGCATCAAAGTTGAAAGCTCCTGATGTGTCAGTAAGAACCCAGCCGGAAGGTGTACCTGTCCCGCTAAAATCCTCATTTATCAGATAAGTCACAGCGCTCTCAGTAACCTCACAAGCCACATCCTCCGCACTATCACTCATATCAACAGCCCATGGCCCTGCGCCAGTTACCGCAGTGCCTGTGCAGGTGGCGGTATTGCTGCCGGTGTAGGTGATGGCCTCAGAGGCTGAACTTAAACCTTCGACCGCTACAGGAGAATCAAGGTAATCGTAAGCAGTACCATCAACCGTAAAAGTATCGCCGGTCGTTGAGGTATCGGTGATTGTCAGAGCCATGTCATACGTTGACGGCTCCGTGCTACTATTGATGACACTTGCCCCAGGAGCACCGACGCTTGCCCAATCTGTTCCATCGTCAGTTGCCTCGATACCGTCGCCTGGTTGAGTATGATACAAGGCACAAGTGTCTGTCGTGCTTGCCTCGACAGCCCCGTTACCAATTGCAAATACGGCTGACGCTCCAGGAAAACCGCTATCAACTGTAATTGCATGGTTGCCGGAATTAGTACAGCTCAATGTGATTGTTCCCTGTCCGTTGGCCCCGATAGAGACAGATTCGCTGAATGTCGCTGAGAGGACTAAACCAGTTGTGTCAATAGCCCAGTCAGACGCTGTGGGAATTGTTGGGTCAACCACATAGCCACCGGCAAAAGTATAAAGGCCAGTCGCTGATTTATAAAACATGTCTCCGCTGATACTTGCGACGATCAAATCGCCTGTGGATAGTTCAGCGGCAAGCGGATCGTTTGGTTGTTCGGTGACACTGACAGCTCCGCCGAAGGACAGAAGCGGAAACATGGCGGCAAATTCAACATTTGTATCCATGTCGGCAATCCGCGGTATCGTCGTGGCAACACCAAATATACCTGTTACAGGGTCAAATGTCAGATCAGCGGTCGGGACAATCTCGACCATAGTCGTCTCGTTCGTCCCACCTTTGTCAATATCAACCGCACCGTTGTTATCGGCATCAAGCTCGACGGTCGCGACATCCTGAGATAAATCGGATAGGCCAGGATTGTTTAATCCACAACCTGTCCCAAGGAGCAACAAAAATACAATTAACAATATGTTTCTACTCATTATATCCTCACAAAAAAGATTTTGTCTTGCCCTGGTTTGGCCTGCCATATTTTTTGAGTAACCATGTCGAAGAGATAAATCCCATCAGCAGAAAAGAAGATGTTTGCATGGTGTCGCTTTTCAACTCCGTTCCACTTTGTTCCAAGTGCTTCCCCGATTGCCATGTTCTTTTTCTTCCCTGCTGCCAATTCGCCGCGCCTGACATCAACCATGAAGGCTGAAGCGATCTCTTCACATTCCCACACTTGCGGAATGTATCTGTTTAGTGGATCTCGGTATTTGGTGATAAGGCTTCTGACTGTCTCGATGTCTGCCAAGAGGTAGTCCCGGTCGGTCGGTAGCCAATCAACAATGCCCGGAAAGATAGCCCGTAACTGTGATTGCATTGTGGCTGTGGTGATTACCATATTGCATCCTCGCCGCCGAAGATCGCTGAGTCACCACCGAACAGGACAGCCTCACCGTCTGGAATTACCGGATCAACCATCGTAGTAGCAGTAAAAGTATACTCAACACCGCCGATAAACTGTATCGCACTCGTCGCAGTCTCGTACTCGGTCGCATGGCTCATGACCAGTGTTTCGATATATCGCGAATCTCCCCAAACTTCAGGACCGGCGATAAAGTCACCTTCGCCATCGAAACGGAATAGCCCGTTGATTATGCTTACGGATGCATCGGATGGTGGACGCGGTGATGGTGCCCATTTTCTGGAGATAACTTGGTCGTTTCGGATTTGGTCATATTTGCTTCCTGGGGTTCGCGCCAGGCCATGCACAACCGTAAAATTCGTCATCATGCCAAATGACATATCCATTACATCACCTCGATTGCACCGTTTGCGTCAAAAGTTACCGACACGATACCGTCAAGCCCCCGCGACAGATTTGCCGCCAGTGGGATTGATGTTTGTGCTCCTGCTGCCGTGGTGTAAATTACCCCGGCGAAATCAACAGGTGCAGAAAATGCCCGGTCTGTTGCTCCAGGCACCCATGCGACGTTTGCAACTACCGCCTGGACTCGCTGCGTGGTAAAAATCTGCATTACTATTCCGGTCTTGTCTTCTCTGGTCATTGCCATTTTGTCACCTTTTGATTTTAAGGACCAACCACAATCCACCCGGTCGAGCCGTTTATATAGAGTTTGTCGTCAGTTAGATTTACAACTATCACCGCGCTGTAAAAATTCCACCCCGCGTCAAGGTGTTGCGCCATTTCTCCGGCGTGGCCTACCCATGCACCAGTTGGTACAGTCCCGACAATGTATCTGTCTCCTTCGGTCGGACCAACTGGCGGGTCGTTGGCTATACTGACAACCCTGATCTGTGTGAGTGCGTCAATTATTTTTAAAGAGAGGTTTAGTCCAGATGCCGGGTCGGTCGTGCTTTCAGGAACAAACGGGATTGCATTGTTTATCGTGTCTGCCATTATATCACCACTGTAGAGGCCGCCCCGTTTCCGGTTATGGCGTTAATTTGTTGCACGGATATCGTCACGGCCCCGCCAGGGTCAACGATGGTCAAAGTTTCGCTGGTTGTGGTTTGTGAAACGCCGTTTACCGTGACTCTATAACCTGTAAAATATTGCCCCATTGCCACGGATGCGCCGCCGCCGATCCGCCCGACACCCTGCCATGAAATGACGATATTGCCGCCATCACGGACAGCAGAGAGATATTCAGGTGTCCGCTCTTTCTGTGTTTTCCCAGAAAACAGGAAGCTACTCACAGCACCAGAAGATGCGCCGAATGTCGTGGCCCTGAAAGTAAGCGTCCTGCCAAGTTGATAAAGTTCAGCATCAACAAAGGCTAGCCGTTGACGGTCAAGTAAAACGAATCTCTCGCCTGAAGAATGAGAAACGCACGCCGTTCCTTTTCTGCCCCGCAGCAAGTACGACAGGTTCCATATTCCAGGAGATGTTTCAACAGCGTTAGAAAAGTTTATTATTTCGTCACCGACAATGGCCATATTCGCCCGGTTCATCATTTCTGACAAAGTGCATGGTGACAATTCGAGAGAATCTTTTATGAGTTGAACGGTCAATGTGTTTCGTTCGTCTGGATAGTTTATATTGTGTGAAGGTAATGTATCTGTCAAAGTTCCTACCGTCACAGAGGTATTTGAATTAATAACATCAGGGTAAGTTTGGCCACCGTCCGTCGATAATTCAACCGTTGCCCCTGACCATGCGTCTGATGCTCCATTGATACCGACATAATACCCTAATTTGTCGTCTGAGTCTCTTAAAATGTGCGAATCTATGAAATGTAACGTTGTTGAACCTACTACAAGAGTTGGAGCGGTTGAAGGTGTCCCGATAGGCACGGCATTAATATAAGAACCATATGCGCTTTGCCGGTCATAAATTATTTTATACCGCTGGAAACCATCGTCTATTGCACACTCTGTTATGCGGAAACGTTCACCTTCAAAAGTTACAATATCACCTACCGTAAGCCATATCCAACTATCAGGCAATGATATATCAAGTTCGCCGCGTTGTTCCTCGATAGCCACCTTGTGATTGATAACAACTTTCTTTGCAGCCGTTTCCGCCTGCATCAAGACAACAGTTTGTATCCTAACTTCTGATTGGCTTCTTGAGTCAAGGCTTCTGTCCGATGTCTGCTTATCCGGTTCAAGTCCACCGCCTATGTCGTAATATTCGAGATGGTATACTCTCGGAATCTGGATACTGTCTTTTCTCTGGTTCGAGTAAATATCATTTCCATCATCGACCAAATCATCAATTGATATGGTGGCTATAGAATTTCCGCCGCGTGGAATAAAGTTTGTCACACCGTCGAAATTACACACGTCGAAAAAGAATATACTCGACAGTGCTTCAATGCCGGTATACGCCGCATTGTCACAGCTTAAGTGAAACCCTTCTACGTATTCATATAACAAATTGACGTTTATTTTATTATATGGAATCCCGGCACGGAGACATATTTCGTTTACCAATGATCCCAAGGCCCACGCCGAATCACTTTGCAGGACAGGCACTGGTGTAGGGAAAAACTCAGAATATATATCAGTGAAAAAAGACATATCAAGCCGCCATAAACTGCAATCTTAATTGATTATTCATTCCGATTTTAACAAGCCTCGATACATTTTCTTTCAGCAAATATTCAATGGTGAATCTGTCTCTTTGCTGTCGGTAATAAAGATTGTTGTTTCTGACATAACCAAGGATTATGTCAGAAACGGCACTTTGCAAAACTCGCTTGTCATCCAGAAATAACCGAGGGTTGACGATATCAGTCGGCAATGCGGTTGTTACCTGACCACCAACACTTGAATCATACCATTGCAGATACGGCAAATTGCTGTCTACGTAAGCAAGAGATAGCCGCATGTTTTGGTCAAAAGTAAAACTGATCTCGGTTAAGTATGTGCCGGAATAAACCACCGTCTCGTCCATGTTCTCAGCGGACAGCATGGCCTTGTTATCGCTAATTATGCATTTCCAAGCTTGATAAAGCAATCCTTCAGAAGAATCATTTATGGCAATTCCACCGTCTTCGTAATCAACAATCTTGCTCACTGACATAGCCCTTGCGCCGACGATTTGACCACGAACAACTTCTGTTGACAATATTCCTCCTGGTAACATTTTAATACCTGCTCCAGCTTAGGGTAATAACTACAGTCAGAACATCAATTGATGTTTTTGGTATAGGTGGGTCAAATTGTATTTGGAAATAGCCCTGCCCAAGCGCACCATGCATTTCACGTATGCCACCGGAAAGATTACCCAACGCGATAGTTGCAGATGCTGTAAAAGATATTTCCATGCTAGAGTCAACATAAGCAGATGGTACTAAGTTTAGCGGAGAAGTCCCGGCAGGGTATGAAGTTATTGCTGCTATCGGCCCATTTCCACAAGGCCATTTAGTTCCTGAAGACTGAGTGAAGCTCATGGCGTTACTAGCGTTCCATCCGCTTATGTTGCTGTAGGTATTAACCAACCCTGGCCTAATTATCCAATCGTAACTTCCTCCTTTGTTTCCAGTAAACACAGTGGTTCCGGTTTTATCCACAATATCAATATAGTTCCTAACTTCATAAAGGACATCAAGAGATTCATCTGAAAGAATTGTTATTGTTGTTGGGTTTCCTATATAGTCCAGAACCAAAGCCCTTGAAAACAAAGAGCCTGTTGTAGCCCAACCTACACCAACCTCTGATATATTTCCAGCGGCTTCCCCTTCTGCAAAACGATATGTTCTTTGAAGAAATACATAATACGGTGCGCTGCCTGATGCTCCGGTGTTGGTTGTTTGAATTGTTGATGTGTGCGCTAAATAAGAAACCAACGCGGTATTCGCGTTAGCAGGCACGGCATTTCCTGATCCTACCTGGCAATACGTAGCATAGCTTCCACTTGTTCCTAGTTTATTCAATCCAGCGTCAGTTATAAGGTTTTCAAACCAATCGGCGCACACTCTCCTGCCTACCTCAACCCCCTCTTTCATTTTAACAGCTTCAATCTTGTAACGACCAGCCAATCTATGGTTAATTTTCATTCAAATACCCCGATGTAATTTCTGTTGAAGAGACGGTTATTCCTTCAGGCAAAGCGTCTTCGTATAATATTAACCCTACCCGCATGTTTCCTGAATCAATAGTTTCGCCAATCTCAATACCTTCGGTCAAGCCATCATCATAAGTAAATAAAGACTGCCTAAACACGCCTGAATCAATAGTTTCGCCAATCTCAATACCTTCGGTCAAGCCATCATCATATGAGAGAAGTTGCGCTCTAAACACACCTGAAGCTATTGATGTTGTGTCAATAGACATTGAATCTACATCCTCAACAGCATAAGGCCGACTCGTATAAGGTATACCCTCAGCCCTGACAACTTCAAAGATATACTGAGGAACGGCCCCGCCTAAATCTGTAAGGTTTTCGTGCGCCATAACCATATACGCCGTTCCGCGCATTGCCGGAACTTCACCTACGCCGAAAATAGACTCAAGCGCCGCATCTGGTAACTGATCGTAATATCCGTTGTAAAGTGTTGCAGCCTGTAAAAAAGTAGCATTATTCGCAGCGCCCCATTCATTCAAAACCCCATTCTCGTCAAGGCGGGCATCATACACAATTTTGTTGTTCCGCCATATTCTGCGGTATCCGGTAATCGGCCCTTCGCATACTCCGATTGCATAGGTCCGGTAGACTGATTCTGTGGTCTGTCTGCTGCTGCTACTTCCTCCGCCCTTTCCTCCCGATGTCGTCGTCGTTTTCGATGGTTCGGAGCAGGCAACAATATTCCCGCCTATCGGCCTGACTATGCCCCAGACAATAAGCCTTTCCCCGCCCTCTCTGGCCGTCTGCTTGGCAATGTCTCCGAGCTTTGCCCCCTCTATCGGCTTCTGCAAAGACTGCATGACAAAGCCAACCGCAACACTGACAGCGGCATATATGACGTATGGGACTACTGCTGCCATGGTCTATACACCTCAACTATTCTTTTTGCCCATGCAGCGTCAAGACGGTGCTCGGTTACTGATATCAGACTGTAGGAGTGGATTAGCGACAGCCCGCCATATTTATAATCAGCGAGTATCCCAACGTGTGACGGGTCCGGCGATTGGTCGAATTTAATCAAGGCAATATCTCCCGGCTGCCAATCAATTACCGGATCTCCAAAGTGGTCAACAAGTGCCTCTTGCAATCCGTCTTTCCACGGTTCACGGCCATATTTCTTTTCATATTTTGGCTCGAAACCGCCCGCCTTTAAACTGAGCAAGAGAAGACCAAGGCAATCAACGCCGCGTGACGTTCTGCCCATGTGCCGCCATTTAGTGCCGATCATCGACCGAGCGAAGGAAATTATTTCTTCTTTCATTAAATGACCTCACTCCCAACAAAGCCACCGGCAATCTGCGCCGAAGGTGTCAGGATCTGCACTCCATCCCCGACAGGAATAAGCGGTTCCCCTTTGTAATTGAGCCAGTTGTTCCACTGGTTTTTGCAGGTTGACGGCTGTTTATCGCAATCGACCCTTAGGCGAAACGTATCGCCCACCACGATATCAAAGGCGCAAGGCTCAAGTAGGCCGATGGTCCCGGTCGTGTCGCCATAGGCTTCGATCTGGTACACCCTGCTTGACGTATTGCTGCCGGTCAACCATTGCACTCTGCCGGGTATCGGCTCAGGAGCTAAGGCAAGCAAAGACGAATCACTGAAAATCCGCCTGTCCTCGTCTCCCAACCCGGTTACGGTTCCGGCCATCCACAAAGATTCCGCGTCAACACCGCACCCGGTCTGTGATTCAGTAGGAGAACCAAATATCGCCCTGCACGATCTCGACCACACATGACCGACCGCCTGACGCAAGCGCATTACCGAGCTGACCAGCTCAGGCATATAAACAACCCCATCGACAACCCGAACCTCTCCGACATCTCCCCCATCAATGACAACGTGGCCCATCGACAAGTCTCGATAGTTGACAAGCAGCATTTCCCATGTTGCGTCATCCATCTGGCCGGCCTTCACCATTGCAACGGTAATTCCTGAGATGTCTGCCGATATCAGCGCACGGACCTCTGAGTTGTCCACCGTCAGCCCGGCATCTGTGGCAATGTTCGACGGGTCGAAACCGTTTATTGCGTGGTATGTCGTTCCGTCGTAGGTTATATCGCTGTCGAGCGTGGTCATGCCGTAGGTATTGCCATTGGTCAAAACAAACTTGAGCAGCCGACACGTTGTCGTGGTGTCGTCATGTAAGTGATCTCTTAGATGTGTTGATATGTCTCTCACAGCCTGACCTCTGACAAGGTGACGTTTGATCGCAAAATAAACTTGCCTCCTGACTTATTGACCGGCTGGCAATCAAGTCTGTCATCGTCAAATTTTACCGGAACGTCAAACTCTCCACTCCATGTCAATACCGAATTCGGCGCGGATGTTACCGTGACTATTCCGGTCGTTGTGTCAAGGACCGATGCTATGGCAACGCCATCTTCGTATATTGTAGCAAAGACAGGCTTGGTTATATTCCTGACCATTTCGAGCGGCCCGAACGAATACGTTTTTGTGAGCTGCAAAGATTGAGCTGCGCCGGTCCCCAGCCCGATAGGTTCGCTTGTTGCGGCAAAGTCCATCCAATCCTTGAAACGAAAAGCAATAGCGCTGCCGAAACAGGCCATGTGTGCATGGCGGACGAGAAGATGGTCGCTTTCAAGCAAAGCAGAATAAGCAACAGAGTATTTCCCAAGAGGAGCGGTCCAGTTTATGTTTCTTCGCTCATGGCCTGATCTCAAAGTCACCGTATTGGTGTTGAACTCCTGGCCAAATTCTGACCCATAGGCCACGCCGTCAAGTAACCTCGTTTCGTTAAACATCAGCCGAACCTCGCATTAGCAACCCGTTGTTTTCTCGCCGCGTCACTGGCTAATTGCGTTGACGTTCTTCTGTCGATTCGTCCAACCACGTTGATTACCTGAGTGATGCTGTTGTTGGTTGTTTGTCCGTTCATTTTATTTGCCGGGGTAATTGTGCCGGCTACCTTCGGGGTAAAGTATTCCGGCCCCTGCGTTGCCCGGTTCTCATTGACGATATACGTCTGCCCGGCAGTGACCGGCCCACCTTCAGCTCTGCCCTGATACTGTTGGCTCATTATTGCCGAAACCTGTGTCCCCGCCGCTGCACCGACCATCCCGGCTACGGCGAAGTTCATCGGGTATGCCAAAGTAAGAGCTTTGCTTACCGACAGCGCCCCGTTAATGATCGCCATGGAGATTGCAAGAGCTTTCCCGGCGTTGAACTGGCTTTCATTTCCCTGCAAAAGAGCAAGGGATATGGCATCAATTGAATCTCTCGCCATATCGACCTCAGCACCCCACCTGGCTTTTTTTGCCTCAGTTGATTGTTTGCCGAACTCATCCTCAATCAACTGAAGACCTCGGTACATATCGGTGTATTTGCTGGTTATAGAATCAAATTCGTTTGACGACCCAAAGGCACTGTTATCAACATCAGCTTTGTAGAATTTATCTTCACTCTTGGCTATCTTCAGATCTTTTTCACCACGCGCCATAAATCCGGCAAGTGCCTCTTGCGCCCCGGCAACGCCCTCTATTGCGTCCTGTTGGAGTTGCCACAACTGAGTGGTGTAATCAATCGTGGTTTGCCTAATTCGTTCGGCCTCTTCAAAGTGATTGGCCCGCCCGGAAAACTCAATCTTGTATTGCTTGATTAGGTCGATCTCTTCCCTGAGCGCAACCCTTACTATTTTTGACCCTTCAGACTGTGCCGTGGTAAGTTTTCCCTGTGCTTCTATCAATGATTTCTCTGCCATTTCGACCTTTTTCAAAGCGTCGTATTGCGCTTTCAGGTCTTTGTCAGGTCGAGAGTTGCCGTCCTTGTCGGTTATCGGTGACAATTTTCCGGCCGCGGCCTTTGCATCGTCAAACTCTTTCTGTTTGGCGGAAATTTCCGTCTGTAGAGAATCTTCGGTGAGTCTTTGTTTTGTGTCGAGGTAAGCTCTGTATGTCTTTATGCCTATGTCGTAGGCGTTTTCATTGGCTTGCTGTTCAATATCTATCGCCGCCTTGATGGCTGCCGCTTTCTTTTCCTCTGCTGCCTTTAGGTATCCTAGCTGCGCACTGACCGCCGCGTTCATGTCTGACGCTCTACTTGACCCGCCTCCGGTTGTTCCGGTGCTGTCAGGAGGAGGCGGCGCTATCTTTGGCGCGGCCTTACTAACAGCACCGCCTGATTTCCCAAGCTCACGCGCAGATTCATTATGGATGTCTGTTATTGTCAGCCGTAGCGTTTCTGCTTTGGTGTTTAATTCTGTCAGGTATTTTTTGTCTGCGCCTGGATCTTTAAAAAGCGATACTTCCCACCAATCATCGCCCCTGGTGGAAACGTCCTTTATTTTCTGCTCAATTTCCGCAAGGTCGTTTTTTGTCTTTTCTAACCCGGTACTGCCGTAATCTTCGAGCATCCCCTTTGCGTACCCAAGCACAGAATTAAATATTCTTGCCCCGGCTGTAACAAGGTTGATGTCGAAAAGCATTTTAGCCCAGCCTCTTTCGCTCTCGTCGAAAAATGACTTAGCCCCGTCGTAACCGTCGTTGAAGAGTTTAATTATCCCCCGCGCGAGAGGCGTAAGGTTTCCTTCCGCATCCATGAGAGATTTGTTCAGGTCTTTCGCAAGCCCGATAAGATCGTCAAAAACCGGCTCCATCATCCCGCGCAAGATTCGCGTGTGGATGGTTTCCATTGTTGATCCGACCGTCGCCCATTGGTCTTCTATTAGCCCGGTAGACGCGCTAAAACCCTGGAGCAGGCCGCCAAGGTTTTCTAAAACGGTTCCCTTTTCCCGCCATTTTACCAACTGTTTTTCAATGTCAGGTATCTGTGCTTTCAGGAGCATGCCGAGCTTGTCCTGTGAACGGATCTCACCGTCAAGAAGCCCCCGGATCTCCTGTCGCATCTGGATGTCTTTGTTCTGGCCCTGTGTCAATATCGCCAGGGCATTTGCAACAGCGGTGAATGATTCAACCTGTTTCTTGTTGTTTATCTCTAACAGAACGCCGTTTGCTATGAACGTTTCCGACATCGCTTGCAGGTCTTTACCACTGGCAATGGTCTTGCTGTCGATCATCTCAAGGGCGGGCACGAGCTCTTTTGCGTAGTTGTTCGCCTCAAGAAATGCCCCGGCCAAGTCGCCGTCTTTCGCTTTCTGCGAAAAAGTGGTTATGAGCGCTGTCGATTGCGCTATTGACATTCCGTAACTTTCAACCGCCTTCAGCCCATAGACAAACTCGCCCTTCAATATCTCCGCCGCCTTGGCCGCTGCGCCTAGTGCGATGATTACCGGGGAAATGTAACCAAGTAGGTTCGAGAATCCGCCGCCAATGGTGTTGGTACTACTGGCAACGTTGTCTATCTGTGTTTTCGACAGGCCGAATTGCTTGCCGAGTGCTTGAATTTCCTTAGTGGTCAATCCGGCTTGTTTGGCGATGTCGCGCAGTGCCTTTTCTTGCGCCTTTGCCGCCTGTGTTTGGAGCAGTTGCCCTTGGAGTTTTGCAAATTGCGATGCGGATGTTCCGGTTACGCTTTGAAATTGCTTGAGGTCTACGCCGATATTTGAAAAATCTTTTCCGACATTCTTTGAGGCCATGGATAACGCGCTCAAATTGGTTACTAGAGAGTTTACGCCCCTTTTCGCTTGGTCTCCAGAAAGAGCCCCATTGAGCGAATTGGTCATGGAATTGGCAGATTCAGTGATGATCTGCTTTGCCTGCCCCATGTCTGACCGGAGCTGCTTCAGGTCGGCATTTATTGGAACGTAAATTCCGGTTATTTTCGCCATTATTTACCGCTCCTAAAAATCTCTATGGCCTTTCGTATGCCTTTTTCCGCCGCTGGCCTCAAAAAAGGTTTTGCCGGTACTCTTTTCCCTGTTGGTTTCCCCCATGCTATAAGAACATGGCCGACCTCGACGTTAAATGCGTGGTATCCTTTTGAGCTACCACGGCCACCGGCCTCAACAATATATCCGCCGTCTTTGTACTTCGATTTTCTCTTTTTGATTGACCCGCGCAGGTTTCCTGTTTTGTCGATAAACGCTGCGGTGTTTTTGGCTTCTGTCAGAACGGTATTAGCTACTTCATCAAGGTTTTCCTCGATTGCCTGAACGACTTCGGCAAATTGCGCGTCAAAATCTTCCATCCCTTCGACCCTGACACCAATCTTTATCATTCCGACCTCATTTCTGTTAATGCCGCCGACTCCATAATCCGCAAACACTCGAAAATGTCCTCACGGTCAGCAATCTTTACCCGCCTGATACTTAAAACTGCTGGCAGTGCCGCATAGTCTAGCCCGGTTGCCCCTGTTGCACCTACCCGCCATTGTGTCATCATGTCGTTGAATATTGACACCACTTGCATATTGTCTGGATAAACCAATCCGTCAGAGGCTGATTCTGACTCCTGCAACAATTCGAGCGGTAAACCTGTCATGCTTGACACGTCTTCTAATTTGCTGCTACCGCCCACCAGGAAGACGGCAGCAGCTTTTAGTTTTTTACGCGACTCTTGAAGGAAAGGTTTGAGTATTCTGTTAAGATTTCCCCAAACGCCGCAGGGTAATTGTCAAGAAAAATGCCGATATTTTTTTTACTGAAATCAGCATCCATCCCCGACCATCCAACAATGAAATCCGGGAAAACATCAACGTCCTTCCGGTCTTTCATTCCTTCGAAGAAAGCGGCAAGCTCTTTGCGGCTGCGATACTTGAAGGTTAAGGTTATCGCGCCGGGTTCAACCTGGCCCGGCACGGTTATCATTGCATCAGCGGTAAACTGAGGATCTGGATTAAGTTTCAACATTCAGGTCACGCCGCGTAATAGGTCGGAGTTCCGTCCATGGTAATAACCGAGCTGGTCGTAACCAATCCCTGCGCCTGACCGCCAGGAAGCATTGAGCAACCGACAAAACCGGAGAATGTCAGGATTTTTCCGCCAGTACCGAACGTGAATTTAAATGCCCGTTTGCCTTGGATGTCAGAGGCGTTTTTCATTGCCAAAAGTCCAGCGTCAGCAGCATCCCAAATATGAGAGAACTGATACGAGATAGCCGAAGGAAGACCGGGAATCTGCGTCTTGGTATTCTGGTGAATGGTTGTGGTATCGACAAAGTCAAACTCGCCGCCTGACCCGTTGACGGTCAGGGCTGTGGTGATACTGGTCCCAAAGGTCAATTTCTGCGCGGTGCCACTGGTAAAAGTGTCAAAGCTGGTGGTGTCGATTCCCTCAAGCTCAAATGTTCCAGCCGCGACGTTGGCCACCCTGGCAACTTTCTCGTCGAGTTGATACATTCCAAGAAGGTTGAGGTACACATAATCGCCGTTGCTGTACCCGTGGTCGGTAGAAGAGACTACGCCAGGGCTTGCTTTGGTGATTCCGGTGATGGTTTTTGCTTCAGCGATGCTTGATTGCATCGCAACTGCTACGTTTTTCCATACAATAGGTGTTGCCATTTTGATCCCCTTTCCGCTTCACAGCGGTAAGTTTCCGGCCCTGTCGTCCCGACGGTCCTTTTGTTTACCGGCCTATGGCCAGATATAAAATTCAATCATTATTCGGTGTTCTTTTGTTACCTCTTCGTAGAGGTCCATACTTGATATTGTGGCTGTTCCTGCAAAAGTTGCGTTATCAATCGCCGTTTTTACCTGTGCGGCTATCCCTTTTACCGAACCGTATGTCTGCCCGAATACATCAACCTGCAAGCGCATTTTTTCCGGTTTGGTAATGTTCGCCGTGACCAACATCGGCACCGCGTCAATCACCTGAAACGTGATATACGGCAATACTATTGTCGGCTGAGTATTAATGAGCGGATAGCACCGGCCAGTTACTAGAGCGCCTAAAAGGGTCTGTATCTGCGCCTCGATGGTTGCCATTACCCCTCGCTCAGTCCTGTTTTAGCGGATATTTCCATTTCAACATTTTTTCCGTCAATATCGACCACTGCGGTTATGTCGTACGGCTTGCCATCTTTGATAATCCGCATACTCGGAACAATGTAACTCGCATACCTGACGTAAAACATTGCCGTTGTCTCACTTTGTGCGGCCTGTGCTGCAAAAAGTTCTCTGCCTCGAAGCTCTCTATACTTCGCCCATATTCTGGCATAATCAGCCCATGTTTCAACCGGCCCGCCGTAATCGTCGGTTGACATGGTTTTCGCCTGGAGAGTTACGATCTTATCAAGTTTGAAATGATCCATCAGAACGTCTTTACCGAGTCCATTGAGAGCAAAATTCTGATCGCCGCGTCGTTACGGTCAACCCCTTCCTTGAGGTCTGAAATCTTTAAAAGCATTGCCTGTACTATTGCCTGCGATAACTCCCCGATGAACATGTTTCCGGTTCCCGCCGTGGTAATATCAATCGCTGCCCAGCCGACAGTGGCCGATAATTTCAGAGACACCCCGGCCACCGCGTCACGGACAAAGTAATTGGTCAGTGCGGCAAGACCGGCAGGCAATGTTCCGCCAGACACGGACAGCCGCACTTTATCGCCGTCAACAAAAGGATGATTCGCCGCGCTAATTACATCGGTTGCGGCAGTGGCGGAAAACGGCACCAAAAAGCCGGTCTTAAATCGAATCTTGACCGGATTAACCGGCGAAAGGCTCGCGCTAGGCCATGATTTACCGTAATTAAGCACAATTCGCCCAGGCATCGACACATTGTCAAGGCTGTACTCTGTGCTTGCGAATGTGCTTACTGTCCCGTCAATATCCGTGTACTCGATTGATTCGACCGCACGAACCGGCGAGCGGTTCAGGGGGATTTCCCCGCCCGCCGGCCATGCGTCAAGATACATATCCCATACCTGCAAAACCATATCCGCCCAGGTTATGCCCTCGGCAAACTGACGCGCCGCCGTGATATTGACGGAAATTATCGCGTCCTCTGCGGTGTAAAGCACTGCCCCGGCATCATCGACAGCAAGAGCAAGGTGCCTCTTTGCTTGAGTCAATGATATTGGTTCAGCCGATGGCGGCGTGTATGGGGTTAAGATCATGCTGCCTCAATCACGTAGGACAAAATAACATCAATGTGCGTAGCCGTTGCAAGGCTACTTCCTGCCGCCTGCTTTGACACATAAACCGCCGTATTCACATCCATAGCGGTGAAAGATGCACCGTCGGCCAGCACCGTCATGTTAGCGGTATCTGGCTTGACTACAGCCGACCGGGAAAGGGCCGCGACAGCAGCAACAAAAGGTCTTGCTGCACTGCCGCCCTGCGTGGTCACAATGTCAACAGATGTGGCCGTTGCAGCATTTCCGCCTATAGCTATCATGGTCAGGTCGGTAATGCGGTATTTGTACCCGGCGAGCGTCGGCAAAAGAACCAAACCGGAGTTAACTTCTGCCGTTGTTGCCCTGACTCGCAGATTAAGAGCTAACCCGGTAACGATTGCCCCGGTCTGTGATTCAAGCAATCCGCCACTCTGCACCTGGGCCTTTCCGCCGCTTTGCACCTGTACTTCACCGCCAGACGCGATAACCTGCCGGTCCCCGCCTGGCTCGTTATAAACTTTCGTTACATAGGTCATGGTGTCACCTTATGTAGTGGGTAAATCAAGCGCATTGCCCTTGACCAAAACAACAGAAATCTGTGTACCTGTTGAGTTTGCGTCATTCTCAGCAAGGGTGAATTTCAGCCATTTTTTTCCGCCGACATAGCCGATCTTGGTAATTGCCGCTACCTGGGCCGCCGTTGCCAGGGTAAAGACGATGCCCGTGCCGGTTGAGGGGGTAACGCCCTGAACGTCGATAGCCTCAACCTCGTTGTAGGTTCCGGCAACGTCAAAAACTGCGCTGTCGTCGGCATGTTCGAGTTTGAGGGTAATGGTCCCGGTGTCGCCTATGGGCTTGGCACCGTTGTCGATGAGGATTACCGCAGAGTTAAACCCGGCAAGGGATTTTTCCACCGCAGCAGGGGAAGCCGCATCAATAAGGAGCATTGACGGCACAACCTGAATCGGTTTGATGTGATTGAAAATATCTTTCATTTTGTTGTCCTTTGGTTATTTTTAGGCGGGTTTTACCCCGCCATTTCAGGTTTATTACGCGGCAATCTTCATGGCTTTGACTGCCTCGTACATGATAATCCCGCCGCCAACTCTCTTGGTGGTGTAGAATTTCACATACGGCTTGCTGGTATAAGGATCGCGAAGAACACGGATTCCAAAGCGGTCAATGATAAGATACGCCCGCTTGAAATTTCCGAACCAGAGCGGGAAGGTGTTTGCCCCGATATTGGCGATGTTGTCATCGTATTCAATCGGCTTGCCCAACAGGGTGTCAGGAGTTCCCTCGACAAGGCCCGGCCGCCAGATGTAATTGCCGTTACCGTCCTTGAGCTTATCGACAACCAGGAAGGTGCTGTCGTTCATCAGCCAGGAAGCGCCGGTACGGTAAGAAGGCTTCAGGGAGTGCTTGAGGTCTTTCAGCTTGTCGGGATTGTTCAACAGGGTAGCGTGACCGCTGGAAATAAAGCCGACCTTGCCCCAGACGTAAGAAGCATTGGCAATCATCTCATAGGCGTTAAGCCCTTTCGGCTGACCAACACCATTGCCATTAACGAAAGCATCGGATTCTTGCTCGTTAAATTCGATGGAAACCTCATCTCCGAGCCATGCAGCAATATCAACCCTGGCATCGTCGAGCAAGGTCTGAGTCGCGGCAGGCATCGCATAAATTTCTTTCGCATTGATAGCGATTTCCTTCAGCGTCGGGGTATCGGTATCGCCGCGTGCGCCTTTCTCTTCTACCCAACCGGAAGAAGCCCCGCCGACATTAACCAATTTCTTATAGGTATCAGTCCCGATGGTCCGAACAGAACAGATTTTCCGCATGGCCGATACACTGGTTGCAATCCGGTCAATCGTCGTATCCATCTCTTCAGGCACAAGAAAACCGCCGTCAGGGTCAGAAAGAGTGGATAAACCGGCTCTTATTTCCAGATCCCGAAGACCAGCTTCGGCACCTTTGCGGAAAAACTTGTCAAATGCTGCTTTGTGCTCGGCTTTTGCAGGGTCAACACCAATTCCGCCGGCTGGGAATTGGCTTCTCGCTACGGCTGTTTCGATTGATTCGATTTGCGCCTTGATCTTCGACATTTCCAAAAGTTCGACGTTGATCTTGTCTACTTTTTCAGTCAAAAGAGGATCAGCACCGCCTTTTGCTTCGATGTCTTTCAGTCGGCTGTCGTTTTCGGCTTTGAACGTTTCAAACGCCTTGCCGATTGCTTCGATTGTGTCTTTGATTTCTGCCATTTGATACCCCTTTCTGCCATCGCGGCAGTAAGTTTCCGGCCCTGCTTCACAGCGGTCCTTTTGTTTATTTGCTTAAAAATATCGAGAGTGCTTTTTCTGCTACTGCCTCTAACTGGCCACTGTCATCTGTCGAGCGTCCCGCAAGCAGAGATTTGGCTTTACTTCTAGAGAATCCGGCATCCCGCAAGATTCTTTCTGCATCCCTTTCGGTGAGTTCTTTTTCTTCGCCCCGTATGTCGTCAGGGCAATTGGCAAACATGGAAAGGTCAAATTGTGCTTTTGCTCCTTTCCCGTCGATGATTGAATCTATAAAACCTTTTTCTTTCATTTCTTTTGCCGTCATCCACGAGCCATTCCCGGTGCTGCCAACCAGCATTTCTCGAATATTTTTTTTCCCGAGTTTTGTTTTCCCCGCGTATGCGTCGATAATGCTATTGTCTATTTTTGACAGCAACTCGCCAATTTCTATAAGATCTGTATCGTGACCACCAATAAACGACATTGACCGGTGAATCATCATCATAGAGTTGCTGTACGCACTAACCGCTTTCCCACCCATTGCTATGACAGAGGCGATTGACGCGGCCAGCCCTTCAATTACGACATTCACCCCGCCAGGATGGGAGGAAAATGCGTTTTGTATCGAGAAACCATCAAAGACATCTCCGCCGGGAGAATTGATTCTTGCCGTTGGCGTTCTGTCTTTCATTTCCGACAAAGCCCGTATAAGCTCCCCTGCGTCGTTAAACGGCCATCCGATAAAGTCATAAATGAAGATTTCCGGGCTGTCGCTGGAAAGATTGTTGATTGAAAACCATTCCGGTTTGTTCAACGGCTTTTTACAGTGAGCGGCCACGATTTCGGCGTTTATTTGGTTGCGATATGATAGATTCATGCTTTTTCCTCTTTTGCGGGTGTTTTCGCTGGTTCCTTCATGGAGCTGGTGCGCGTTCGGTATTCATCGCCGCCTGGGTATGGGTTCATTTCGAGCATTTCGCGGACATCGTTCGGGCTATAGATTTCGGTGTTAACTCCGATTTGGAACGCTTCCATCTGGTCCTTGAACGAGCCACGGAGTAACGCTTTCGGCTCAAACTTGGCGTAATAGGTCTTTTTCTCTTCTTCGGTGAGCAAATCGCGGGTAATAGCCTGCTCGATGTTGACCACGTATGGCATCAGCGCATACATTACGTAGGCAATGCTGAACTGTTCCGAACTGGCGAAGGTGGCGGTCTTATCTTCGGATGTCATTATTGACAGGGGTATGGAAAAAAATAGGTCAACAATTTGTCGATGCTGGAAACGTCGAGCCTCTAGAAACTGGCTGTCAACCGAGGTCATACCCATTTTGGTCCATGTAACGCCATTTTCCAGGAGTGCCGCCTTATGGGCATTTTCGACTGAAGAGTAGTTATCGTTGAAACTATCAAGGAATTCTCTTGCCTTGGTCCGGTCCTTGAAAAACTGGCCGGGAGGCATGGTTAACACGCCGCCGATGTTTGTGCCGTTCGTGAATAACTTTGCCCCGTGCTTCTCGGTCGCCAGCTCAAGGCCGATACTTTCCCGCGCGTAAGCAATAGGATTGAGACCCATAAAACCATCTAAGGTCAGGCCCCGAAGGTGCATAATTCTGTTGCCAGGGACAATATCAACCTGACCGTCAGGCCGTGAAACCTTGTAAAACAGTCCATAATCAGGCTCTTGCGTTACTTCTTGCACGGCCCCGACAGGCAGCGGAATCAATTCACGGAGTGGCCGGCCAGGAACAAAGCTCTTGAGTGCAAAGAAATTTCCCCGAAGGTCAAGACAGGCAGAGGCCATGCCCCAAAACTCAGAGGCTGTCATCCAAGAGTTAGGTTGACTGTGCAGGATACGGTAAAGTGGATGGTCGGTAGCCTTCTCAGTGCCTTTGCTGGTCTTTTTGAGCAAATGACAGGGCATCATCTTCAAACCGTTGGCCTTTGCCTTGACACACGTATGCACAGACATGGCCCGCATTGCCGAATCAGTATTTACTGCAATGCCGGTCGAAGTTTGCCCGCCGTATCCAGAACCAAGAGCACGCGATAACTCTTCAGAGGTCATGGCTTTAGGCCGGGCAATTCTCCCCATCAGGCTCATACTTGCTCACCCGGTTCGTTTTTACCGAGACGAGCCCCGGCGATAATCAACAATGCACCACAAACGGAGTAAGATACCCATGGTTGGAACAAAAAAAGGCCGTATCCAAGAAGGACAAGGCCCGAAAGTGCTATTACGTCAGGAAGAATATTCAATTATTACCTGTATTTGCTTAGTGCAACTTTCTGGTTGCGTGCAACATTTTTGTTGCGTCTATAAGCAAGATACACCGTATTTTTTAAAAATACAACCAAAAACACCTTTATTTAACTTTTTTATCCAACAAGTAACCCGTGCGTCTCGTAAATATTCCCCGCGTCTTCAACTTCCTCTGTACGGCTGGCAATACCAACAGCCATAGCCAGGGCAACAAGTCCGTCAATCCTGCCGGTACTCTTCGCTTTCTCAAACTTTCGCGCCTTGGTTGGATCATAAACAACCAAGGCGTTACTTGCACACATGGTCAAAACCGGGTGCATGCCGTGGGCTATCCTGGCGTTGAGCAATTCAGCCTCAAGCGCTTCGATAGACGGGCTCATATCCTTAAACCCCTGGCCATGTTGAACCAAAATTAAACGTTCGTCTTCCGGCACATCCTCTTCGAGTTTGGCCAGTTCTTTCTTTAGATCATCAATTCTCCACCTGTCAAAAGAAATGCCCTTCACGTCAAGGCCAGCGGTTAAATCAAGCATTTCCTGTGCGACATAGCCATAATCGACTGTCGCGCCTGGAGTGGTCCTAATCTTTCCTGCCGAAACCCACTGGTCATATGGTGCCCGGTCTTTCTTTGATCTTTCGTGCAATCCAACCTCAGGAGTCCAGAAAGTAACCCATACTTGCCACACTCCTTCTTGTTTCTGCGTCAATACGAGTGCGGTTAAATCGGTCCTCTGTGATAAATCCAGGCCACCCCATACCGGCAATGACGGATTAATCTCTTCGACGTCGGCCCCGCATGACAACCAGACCGATTTACTGACGAATGGCGCCGTAACTTCTACTCGCTGATTTAGGTACAGGTTACGAAAGGTGTTCTCAAAAGATGGCATACGAGCTGCTTTGACTGCCAGTTCTCGAAACTCCTTCTCTGACCTGAACTTACCCAGAGCAGGATTAGCATATAGCCATTGCTTCTCGTCCATTATCTCGCAATCATCGTCAGCGGCGTACAGGTGAGCGACGATATGCGGGTCCTGGCTTAACTTTGCATCGTCCAGAATAACAGACAAGAGGTCGGCATCGTTCGGCGCCTGGGTGCTTATGCCGATCCTGATAGCATTGTCGTAAGCACCTTGGCTTGTGATGATCGCATCAACATAATCGTCTTGGTTGCCCCTGACCTGTCCTAATTCGTCAAGAATGGCCAGGATAGGCGAGTTACCATGAGCTGTCTTGGCTTCTGCCGATGATGCGGAGTATTCAACATTGAGGGGTAGACCGATTAATCGCTTGCCGGATGGGACTATACGGACATACTTTG